CACACGTTCTGGTCCAAACTTACTGGCATCTATCATGTTCTTGATCGTGCCTAGGGCTTCACTGACTCGCTCAGTTTTTTTCTTTGCATCTTCACGTCTCTTTAATTCTGCTTCGCCACGTTCTGAGGATGCTTTTGCTCTCGGATCTTTTTGACCATAATGCTTATGAAGCTGTGTCAGGGTCTGAAGCGTCTTTGTTAGATCTGCTTCATTGGTTTCTTTTTTTACCATATCCAAATGAGGTTGTGCATACTTTATGAGTTTCGTATAGAGAGTATGTCTCAGTTTACCGAGGTCCTTAGGAAGGTGTCCGATCTTCATGTGTTTGTTATGGATGTCTACAGCTTTTTTGTAATCAGCTTCTGTACCGAAATGTTTTGCTAACAGCTTGACGTTCTCTGAATGATCATTATTTTCTTCATTTTTACGATATTCGTTTGCAAAAGCAACAGAATCGATTCCTGCCTTAGTCGCTTCATTCACTTTGCCGATACGCATAACTTTACGTTCCCAGACGCTATGATCTTTTCCTGTCTGTTCGCCAGCTTGTTTTAATACCCAACCGATACCTTTAGGACGCTGTCCGACAGGATGTTTAATCGTCTCTTTCTCAAGCTCTTCGCTCATAGTTTTTTCGGGATTAGGACCTACCTTAAGACCCTTATCATAATTATCGACAGATTTTTCAATATCTTCGATTGAGGCGGTAGGTTGATCCATCCGACGAGGACGACCATTGAAGAGGACGTCTTGATCTGTGATGCCAGGAACAAGCTTCCTTGCTTTTTCTATAGCAGCAGGAAGGTCCCCGTGCATATCCTTGAAATTCTTCTCGCCTTGTGATAGCGGCTGTTGGATCTCGCTGATGAGATTCTTAAATTTCTTCATTTTCGGCACCTTCGTATGAATCTGCTGCTGTTTCTAATGAAGAGTCATCCTCATTAGCTGATGTATTTCCAAAAACACTAGCAGCAACGTCAGCATACATATTATTAATATGAGCTGAAACCCTTGATCCCATCTCTGCAGCAACTGCCGACTTCAGATCAGCTGCATTCTTATCCCACGCATATGCTAAAATATCTTCTACGTTGCTCATGTTTCCTCCAATAATTATGTTATATTTATATTATCTTGATGTTCCGATTGCAAGATTAGGTTTACTTTTTATGGTTGAGACAGGTTTAGGTGCAGGTCCTTCAGGTTGTTGCTCTTGCTCTTGCTGTGCGACATCAGAACCTTCTTCCTGCATCTCCTCCATCATCTGTTTGATATCATCATCTGTTTGCTTGAGGATGTTCTTCCTCACCCAGAGATCAGAAAAGAACCTACCGATGTATGGTTCTGCTTGTTGTAAAAGCTGAATCCTATTCTGGAGAACTTCTGCTTCTTTAAATTCTTCGAAGTGATTATCGATTGTGAAGTCAAACGATATAGCATTTTGGATCTCAGGCCAATCGGATTCTGATACGATGCCTTTGAGTATCAATTGTTTTTCTAATGCCTTAGCAAACAGTTGCGAGAAGCGCTTACGCAATCTTCCCACAAACTTCGTGAACTTTACTTCATCTCTAGATATTTCTGCACTACGACCCAGGTTGAATCCTGCTGAAGATGGTTCTAATCTTGAGATAGGAACATTCAATGCCTGATACAACTTACGCTGAAAGTAGTTTACATCAGAAAGCTCACCGAGGTTCTGACCTGCAGGGAGAGTCGTGATCTCTGTGCCACGGTTGCCTTCTCTTCTCGGCAACCAATAATCTTCAAGCATCGTCATGTACTTGCGGTCGTCACGAACCTCACCTGTAGACGCATCATACACGAGACGATTCTTGTGTTTGATCATCATGTCCCGAAGATACTGTTCTGCCTTGACCTTAGGAAGATTACCCACATCGATATAGAATATACGGCGCTCAGGAGCGCGGGAGATACGATAGATGACAGTCGCATCTTCAAGTGTTCTTAATTGATTGAGAGGTTTGATCGCTTTTTGGATATATGAATATACTAGCGCATTGTTCTTGTCCATCAATCCTGACGTGACATGAAGGACGGCATCGACTGCTATCCTAACACCACCTGTCGCAGATGTGTCCATCGGAAGGCCTGCATTGCCGCCTGCAGGGAGGAAGCTCCTGTCATTATATACATAATACTCTCTCTGAGTATTCGTGACAGTGATCCCGCCTTTTGATTTCCTCTTGATCTCACGGATCTTACGGATCTTTCTCGGATCGACGTAACGGAGTTCTTTGATACCTGATCTAGGATTCTCTTCATCGATGATCACATGATAGTACATCCTACCATCGACATACCATCTCTTGAATAATTCATAAGATTCAAAATTAAAATTGAAGAGGGTCAATATATTAGTGAATTCTTCACGGATCTTATCTTTTACGGAATCCGAATAGTTTACTTTATCGAGATTGATCTCTACGATGTTATCAGCATCAGTATCGATAGCTTCATTGACGATATCGTCAATCGCCATCTCTAATTCAGGTTGTAAGGAGATTTCTCTGTATTTTGAGACTAGCTCTGCTTCTGTCCTTGCTGTGCCGTCAAGGTCAATATAGGTGCCATATGCGCCACCTGCAGCAACGACCATCGCGCCATCATCTTTTACCTCTGGGGCAAAAGATTCGACTGGTTCTTCATCTTTTCTGGTGATACTAAATCCAAATAACTGCATAATAATGTTTTTCCTTAAGAATGAGAGCCGCTACATGTTATATTTATAACGGCTCTCAATCCTTAATTTTTACGAACCACCAGCATTTCCAGTAGTACCATTCAATACTTGGAATGTGTCATACTGGAATTGTACTTGGAATTCTTCGATCACGTCTGTGTCTGCCCAAGCAAGATCAATCGGAGCGATGACTTGTGGGAAGATCCCGTTGAACTGATATGTTCTTAGGATCTCGCCAGCTTTGCCGAACTGAGTGACTGTTGCTTGTGACTTATAAAGACCTGGTGCACCAGATCCAAGAGCAGTTGTATTTGTCTGATAAAGATTGATATAGTTATTCCAATTTTCCATTGAATTTCTTACTAAAAAGTCTTCATCATTGATGATAGTTACTGTCCATGGAGCAAATACACGATCACCTGCCATCTTGAGTTTTCTTCCGAAGTAAGGTACTTCAATCAATCCTAATTCAGAACTTGGTAGCTGAGCTGTCTTACACAGAAATGGTAACTTAAAATCAGCTACTGGGTTGATAGGATTGCTGATGATTACTTGGAATAGAGAAGGCCTAGCGCCACCGAAGGTAAGCTGAGCTCTGATATCGTTAATATTGAAAGCCATTGTTCTAACCCTCCCCCTTAAAATCTACCAACAATTTCTTCGAATTCTACGCCAGTGCGTACAGCCACGAAGTTTAGCTGGATGAAGTTGATAGAACGAGCAGGCTTAATGTAGATATCACCTCTGAACTCATTACGATCAATCACTTCTGGAGTATTGTTTGTGTCATCACATACAACTCTGAAGTCAAAGATGCCTCTGCGACCCTGTACATCTCTTAGGTAAGGCTCGACTAGGTTACGGAATGAAGCTCTTGTAAATTCATCATTGAACTCGAACAATGTGAACTTGGAAGCAGTAGCAATCGCCTTTTCAAGAACAATGAACAATCTGCGTACATTGATTCTGTCGAATGCTGATGGCTTAGCAAGTAGAGTCTTATCACCATACAATACAACACCTTGACCTGGGAAGTTAACGATTGGGTTAATTCCGTTCTTATAGAGTTGGTCACGGTCTGCTTTGTCTGGATTGAATGCTAGCTTAACAACATTCTTGATCTGACCTCTGTTAAATCCTGCTGGTGAGAACCAAGGATCACGGATATTGTCTGTTCTTACACAAAGACCAGCAGTATCGCCATTCATTGGTACCCAACGATATACATCGTTATACTTGTCGTATTGATACTTGTAACCAGAATCAAGGACAGCATATGATGTCGATCTTAGAAGATTTCTAAAATCAATCACGTTTTGAAGTTCACGAGTCGGAGCATTCACTGTGTCTGTCTGATCAGGAGAGACAAAAGCTACGCAATCTCTTCTGTATTCACAGATGTTATCGATGATATAATTTGCTAGTTGCTCGCCATTTCCGCCTCTTCCTTTACCACCAAGAACTAATGAAATATCAATGTCTTCTGCGGATTTAAATTTATCATAGGCTATTGCTAAGTTAGCAACTGAGATATTAGTTTCAGTTGCACCGTTACCACCACCTACGAAAGAGAATGATTTAGTTGAGGTGATAACTGGACCTGAGAAAGAATCGCTCGTAGCATTTGATCCTAGATAATCTCTAGTTGACCATACATATTGTGAGCTCTGATTTAGAACATCACGATAGTATATTGATCCGCCTTGTTCGCCTTTAGCATCTGTTGCTCTAGAAAGATTTGGCCAAACTTCAAGAATCTGGCCAGGAATGCCAGTAATAGCACCATCTTCGTCTGCAACAACGATATGAACTTCATCTGCAATGCTTGCATTTGAAGTTCTGCTTGCAACATAATTTGAAATGCCTGGTGCTCTATCTACAGAATTAAAGTATTCCCAATTCTGTGTGAATAGTGTCGTAGTTGTGGTTGCTGCTGCTTCTATAGAAATGTCGGATCTTTGTTTAAATGTATCATCGAATGTGACATTAATGAATGAATTGCTTGAAGAATATGTGCTATTTGCAATTGTACTATTAACAGGACTGCTAATCGTTGCAATCTTCATATATTGAATACCAGTAGTAGTATTTCCTACTTCAAGAACATCGCCTACATTGATTCTTAATATCATATTATTAGCCATGTCTGCGGCATGTAGTGCAGTATTAACGGTCATACTTGTATCCAAATCTCCAAAAGAGACGTTTGCTACGTTAGATCCAACTGATAGCGTAAATTTAGTATTTGCAAAAGATCTTGCTGCAATTACCGAGTTGGATCCTGCATATGCTTTAATAGCTGATTTAAAAGCATTTGCTGAAGGACATACTGAAATCTTAAGTGAATTACCTAAGGCACCAGGATATTTTGCGGCAAATGCAGTATTAGTTAATGTTGCTAGAGTTGAATATTGGTATTCAAAATCTGTTAAATTTTTAATAATTAAATCGTCTACTGTTCCAGTATTTGCTACTGCTGTATTACCGCCTGCATTTGCTCTTGAGATATACAGTTGATTGCCATATGCTAGAAAGTTAGCAGCAGTAAAGAATGTTTCGAAATTATTTGCTGTTGGTTTACCGTACTGATTGACTAATTCATCCTCAGAAGATATAAGAACTCTTTCTTCTACAGGACCCCAACCAAAAACTCCTGCAAAAGCACCTTCTGTAGAAGATACCGCAGGAACGATAGTTGTTAAGTCAATTTCTGATACGTTAACACCAGGACTTATTTGAAATGCCATTTGTTTCTCCTTTTATAATATAAACAATCATATCTTGTACGTTTATTTATAAAATCTCAATTTAGAAGAAATCGCTCAAATTCGTTGTCAGTCATAGGACGTGGATTGATTTCTTCTCGCCCGTCATCGATGATCCCGAATGGTGTAAAATCATCTTCTACTTCTTCTACGATCCTTTTTCTTATGTCAGTATTAGAGACATCTTTGAAGTAATTCTGGTTGACCATCCATGCAAACAAGACTAGACACATCACTAGATCGTCATGATATCCTTCTTCTGCATTATATGATGTTCCGTCTACGACATAAGTAGATAGCTCATTGATCACATCATAGTCATTCAGAAATATCTTATCACCTTCGATGATAGACTTGAGATTCGAGCAGCCTATCCGCTTCGTGACCTTAGTCGTCTTGATGCCCAACCTGTTCTGATTCCCAGCACCGCCGATCACAGTGCCTTTACGCCCGCTCATCTTAGTCATCACGACATTCTCATACTCAAGATCTTGATGTAGGATATTGACGACCTGGGATCCTATATTGACTTCGACTTAGGTTCTTTGTATATCTTGACGCCGTGTTGTTCCCTAAAAGGCGTATTGAATACGAGCTTAGACAATATGTTAGGATGGATGAGGGTATTGGTCGATCCGAGGAACTCACAGTTATGAGATAATATATCATTAGAAAAAAACTCACTTGTTTCAACGCCAACAATATCATAATATTCAAAATCACCATCTTCAAATTCTATGTGAAATATCTTTGAATTGTGATCTTTGCATATTACTTCATCGTCATATTCTAATTCAAGAGCTGATTTCCATCCAGATATTGTTTTTATTCTATGGTTAGGAGAACATGATAAGTTCTCACCTGAATGTAATTGTAAGGTAATCTTACCTCTCTTGGTAATTTTTTGAATACCTTTAAAAGATAAAAATCCGTTAGGAGTATCTATTTTTAAATCATGATTAGATTTGAACATTACGTTTTCCAGTAATTATATTAAATAATTGTTCTGCTGATATATTGTATAAAGAACAATATTTTTTAGCAAAAACAGTTTGTTTAGTTAAAATTTTGCCGTTTTTTGATTTACATCCAACATCTTCAAGATCATCAATATCATTAAATAATTTTATTATTTCTAAACATGTTTCATCAGACACTTTTAATTTTCCGTATCTGTTGCCTTTTCTTTTTTCTTTAAATTTATTAATAGTATTTTCATCAAAGCAATTTTTTTTATTCTTATTCCATGGAATTGTCCCTTTAGGAACACCTCCTATGCCAGGTCTTTTTTTGCCAGTTTGTAATTTGCTACTATAATCAGAACCCAATCCTAATCTTCTAGAAATGAGAGCTGCTGCAAACCAATCTTCTTGATCTAAATGAATTTGTTAGGTTCTTTGTATATCTTGACGCCGTGTTGTTCCCTAAAAGGCGTATTGAATACGAGCTTAGACAATATGTTAGGATGGATGAGGGTATTGGTCGATCCGAGGAACTCACAGTCAAATTCTTGTCTGAACTGGTCTGCAGACGTGCTCCTGATCATCAGTTCTTTCCATTCCTCATCTCGGCCAGGAACATCTGACCAATGGACGTCTACTCGGGCATAGTCATTATTTCCGTTGACAGAATCCATCCATATCTTATAGAATAGATTCATCCCGTTAGGTGTAGACGTGATTATCAATTTAGATGACTGACCTGAAGAGATCGTAGGGAAGACGGATGCGAAGAATTGATCTTGTATGTTTCTCTGAACGAACGCAAACTCATCAAGATAGATGAGGTTGTATGATTGTCCACGGATCGCTGAAGATGATGTAGAAGAAGCGAGCATCTTCGATCCATTTTCAAGCTCAATGTTTCCTTTGTTCCATTCGACGATGCCTTGCTGGAGCCACTTAGGTAACCACTCATATGCTAATTGGACACGAGATAAGATCTCTCTCGCCTGCCTCTCTTTGTTTGCGAGGACTGCGACATTATAGTTCTCATTGAATAGAACTTTATGAAGGAGGTATCCGACAACACCTGTTGTCTTGCCGACCTGACGAGGCATCTTACAGATAGTGAAGCGATGATCATCGAATGACTTGAACATCCTCTTCTGGTATTCAAAAGGTTTGAACGGGACTAATCCCTTATCGACCGAGACAATCTTGACATATTTTTCACAAAAGTAATCGACATCTCGAGAACACTTGATGTATTCTTCGATCTGCTCTTTCGTATAATCGATCTTGATGTCTTTGCGTTTTAGATTCTTATTACCTAAGTAATATGTGAGCTCACTCGTTACCATTTTTAATCTTCTTTTCTCGTCTTTGCTAGCTGAAGAAGGTCCTTGTTTGCATCGACCATGGTCTTGATCAGATTAGTCACCACTTCGTAAGCACGAGGAGACTCTGATTGCTTAGCGACATCCATGATATCTTCTAGGGCATTGTTGCCTTTTTCTATAACATCATATAGATTACGGCGAGCGTATTCGTAGTCATCGTTCTTTTCGGCTTTTAAAGCAGGAAGCACAGAAGTCAATCTACCAGATTGATCGATTGGATCTAATCCTAGAGAGTTAGAAATCATATCTTTTCTCATTATATATTATCTTCCGTTGTGATGACAAATCCGTAATTATCATCTTCATCGATCTGACTCAATGCCACAGACAATTCCACATTTGATGTAGGTTCACCCGTAGCAGTCAGGCCAGGCCTGATCAGAGTAGTCACAGCCCCTGTGTTTGCTGTCGTATCAGCATAAAGCACGACCTGGCTCAGCTTGATCAGTTTGCTCTCAGTCACAGGACCGAAGAAGTAACATTTCATCGTGAATGTCAGCGTAAATGTCAATACTCTTCTGGTGATGAAATCTGCAGCGTATGAGTCGTCTATCGCAACATTATCAAGGACGACAGGAATGTCAGTGACGTTATCGAAGTCGTTGCCTAATAGTTTGGCAGATATTGTCCATTCTGGCGTGAAATATGGGATGATCTGCTCTACGATACGAAGGCCATCTTCCATGGTCTTTGCCATGATATCAAGCCTGAATCCCACATCATAGGGGACAGGATTAAACACTTTATCATATACATTGACGCCATTGATGTTCTTCCTAGATGCGATCTTATTGATCGTCTGTAGTTTACGATCCGGCGCATAATTGATGGAAGATATCTCGAATGCCATGCGAGGCAATTTGATAGCGGTCAATGCGGTCGCATCAGGATTGTCTTCGATACGAGCAAGGAACTTTTCTCTAGGCCCGTATGCGATAGGGACCTTGAACGTCTGCTCAAGACCGCCTGAAGCATTCTTACGTTCTATCTTGATATTATTGAACAGCGTGCCGAAGATCACGACATACTTCTTGAATAATGAGTTATAGAAAGGAGAACTGCCTAACATTATGCTCTCCTATCGCTCTCACTGAAAGGATCTCTCTCAGTGAAGTCAAGGAAATCTAATCCTTCTGCTTCGAATATATCATTCTGCGATGTCTGATCGAGATAATCGATATCATATTCTTCTTTGACAATATGGAATCCGTCTTCAGTCAGTATCTGCAATGAGTTCTCAGTTAATGCGATATAAGGATCGGTCGTAGTGAGGAAAGCATTGTATGTCTTATCGATGATATCGATGCCTGTATTGAATATCTCGTTTGAGTATTCGAACAGTTCACAGACAACATCATACATCTGAAGAGCACCCATCTGATAGAAGATAGGTTTCTTATTGACATACTTGATGGTATATAATGCCTTGGTGAAAGGAAAGAATATCAGATCGCTTTCTGACGGCCTATCTCTTCTGAGCACCGAGCCTACTTCGTTCTCGAATACCCTCAGAGCGACCGAGAATGTTATCTGATCTCTTACCTCTACACCAAACTTCGAAAGGAATTCTCCATCCCCTTCAAACCCGTCTACATTCCTGATATACATCTCGATCTGTATCGCTTCACCGTACTCAGAGAATTCTTGTTCTCTGAAAGCATTATCTCGGTTAATGATCTTTCTCGGGATGTAATAGTTATCAACGCCATGAATCTTGATCGATTCTATCACGAGATTTTCTATCAGGTTCTGTTCACCCGACGAAGAAAAATTATTAAAGAAAAAGTTGGTAGCCATATGTGTTATTTACTCTTGCATCTATCGTTATGATATCTTCCGATA